ACTGCTCCTCTGATATCTTGCCTTCCTTAAACTGCTGCTGCGCCTGTTTCTCGGCTTCCTTGAGTGTATCAAGCTTGTCCCTTGTGTCCGCTATCTCCTTTGTGAGAAGCTTCTGCTTCTGCGTCAGGAGTTCCGTGTTTTTCGGATCTATCTTCAAAAGACGGTCAACGTCTTTTAATTCGCTTTGTGTATCTTTGATTGATTTGTTGACATCAGAAAGTGCCTTATTAAGACCGGTAGCGTCTCCGCCGATCTCAATCGTGATGCCTTTTATTCTATTCGCCATAATGCACCTTTCCTGTCATAAACTCGCCGAGAGTCCCTTTCCGTCCCATATACGGATATTTCTCCCGGTCGTTTGCCTTTTCGATCAACATATCGTAAACCATTCCGACGGTCATCTGATCCAAGAGGTCAAGGGAGAGACCTAACTCTGCACACCGCAGCATAAAGGTCCCTCCCGTCTGAGGTCTTGTCGTCGGATCTACTTTTTTTTTGCCGTTGAGGTCATAGCTTCGTTCTGATTCCACAGTTCGAAAAGGTCCGGATATATGTCCACGATACCGAAGAAATCGAACTCGTCGAGCCAGTCCTCCGGATTCTCGGGGATATCGGGATCGTACTGCTTCGCCATTATGTAAGCGAGACACTCAAACGCTTCAAGGCTCCCCAATGAGAAGCCCTCATTCTTCAGGAATTCTTTTCTGATCTTCTGAAGGTCGTCAAAGATGTCCCTGTTGAATCTGTGCCTGTATCTCATAGGCGTTGAAGCCGTTACCCTGAATCCGACTTCTTTCCCGTTTATGTTCAGAACTCTGTCCATATTAACCTCTTATGTGTGCATCCAAACGGATGAATACCAGCCGTTCATAACGGTTGTGGTCGTATCACTCTTGGTCATTGCCATTGTTTCGCCGGAAGCGAGAGGAGACGCTGCTATCGTCAGAGACTGTGTCTGAGGATTGATAGCGTCTTCCTTTGTGGCAAGGCTTCTTGAAGGTCTGTTCGCTACGCAGTTATACAGAACGAACTTCGTGCCGGTATCGTCTCCCTCTTCCTCAAAGAGAAGAGCGAAGGGCTTCGGCTGAGTAGAAGCGGTCTCATAGAGTGTCTTCGCGGAAGCATCCTCGGTCATTCCCAGAACATCCTTCAGGAAGGTCTCGGGAACATATGCGACCTCAAGGTCTACGTCATAGCCGTTGTTCGCCATCGTGACGAAATAACGGATGTCATCCGCATAGAAGGGAGTAAGCTCACCGTTAGGCGCAAGAGCGAGAGACACCGCACCGGGCATAGCAACAGGAGTTGAATAGCCGGATGTTGTCTTCAGCGCATAATGGACCTTCTGGACGCCGTACTTTACTTTGTCTGCCATTTTTTACACCTCAATGTTGTAAATAATCTCATAACACTGTTCGTCATCCAGATAGAGCTCGTCCTTCTCCCAGTAGATCCGGAGTTCCTCAAACAGGGCTTCTATCAGTTCTTCTGACGTTGTGTCTTTGTTCTTCGAATAGAGTTCTACGTTAACTCTGTTGATCTGTTTGTATACGATATTGTCAGCTCCGAAGTTATCGGATCCGTCCACCATATAGCAGATAAAAGGAAGCGGAGGAGCCTGTCCTTCCGCCCACGCCCTATACACGACCTTATCCTTGAATTCGTCTATGGAAGTAAGGGCACTATACAGTTCTGCAAGAGTCATATTCCGCTTATCCTCACTTTCACTTTCTTTTCAAGGTCCCGTGCAGCGTTTTCCTCTGCTACGCTGATATGAGGGATCCCGTTCACCCGTCCGCCGTTAACCTTCGCGTGTCCGTTCTCCAACAGATGCGTCAACTGATAATGACGCTTGTTATAAACGGTCACCCTTATGTCTTGCCAATCTTCATAGGTCACTTTGGAAGCCCAGTCCCTCGCATACGCGCCCCGGCGTTTAGGCGAGGTCTGCCGTAGTTCCTTCGCGGTATCTTCTCCTACCGCTTGAACTTCTTCCTTCAGCGCCCCCACGACTTCCTTTGACCAGGCGGAGAGCTCTCTTACAATGGCATCAGCCATTCCGTCTATCTTCATACGCCGACCTTCCTCTCAAGATACAGTTCAAGAAGCTCGTCGTTCCGGACGTATGTACGATATACACCGTACCTCACGCCGTTGAATTCCACGAGTTTCTCTCCCTCATAATCCGGAGCGAACATCGTAACTTGATATTCAGGATTCAGACCGTTCTGTCCGCCCTGAAACCATTCTGTCTGTGATACGGACGCGACATTACAAAAAACATCCCTCTCGACCTCCGTCGCGACCATCTGCCCGATAGCATCGAGCGTGTAGGTCTGGGAGATGAGAGTCACTACGTTTGACCTGTCCATAGCATCACCTCAGTCCGTAACCGGTCGCAGTGATGAGCTGGGCTTTCTGTTCGTCATAACTCGCCTTGAGTCTGTCCGGATCAGAAGGATCTCCGAAGTGAAGTTTGACGTATGTCGTGACCGCAGTAATAACGAGCTCGTCAGTCGTTAAATCGGAAAGAACGGCACCGTCTATTCCGACGATGCCGAGGTCCATTAACGCTGCCTGTATGAGCCCGTTTATTTCCGCGTCAAACGCGTTTGTAGTGATCCTTAACGCCAGTTTAATCCTTGCTAACATCTTTACTCCTGAACATATTCTTCGTAATGACCGTCTTCGCTATGTGTCCGATGTCTATCCTCGGATCCGCGTATATCTTGTACCCGAGTTCCTTGACGCGTAAGCAGAATGACAGGTCCTCTCCATATCCGTATATCGGCTGGAAACAGGTCTCATATTTGTCGAAGCACTTCTGAAGGATTTCCGTCTGCATAAAGACCGCGCCGAATCCGCACCCGTCTACCTCAAAGAGTCTGTCTCCCAATTCAGTTACCTGTTTGAGTTCGTCATCTTTGACTTTGTAAACACACGGTGTATACGGCGGTCTCCTCATCGGGATGACCCCTGTCACCATATCCTTCTCGCTTGATACGAAATCTATCATCAGCGTCGGCTTGAACATCTGGTCAGAGTCTAACCACAGGATGTGATCAAAACCGTTATTGACCGCCATAGCAGCCAAACGCTCACGCGCTTCGTATATCAAGGATCCGGAAAGGAAATATGTCTTCGTTTCCCCTACTGTCTGAAGGTCCATAAGGCTCTGAACAAACCCTACGTCTATCTCATCCATACAGGGGATCGCAATTAAAGTTTTCACGGCTTGTATCCTTCTTCGTCGAATGTGTACTGTCCGATGTGTCCGACTTTGATTCTTGAATCGCAGTATATTGTGGCACCCACATCTCTCGCTCTCATACAGAAGGATAAGTCCTCCCCGAATCCCAGAATGGGACTGAAGGGAAGTCCGTATTTGTCCTGTACTTTCTTAACGAGATCCGTCTTGACCAGCACGGCTCCGAAGCCTATCCCCTCACAGGGGAATAACTGGTCCTTAGGATACTCGTAATAACTCAGGGCTGCCGGAGAGACGGAATCGTCTTCGTCCGAGTGATAATAACCGACCTTCTGGTACACTACCGGAATACTCGGCTTTCTCCTCGTGAAGTACAGACCCCCGACGATATCCAAGTTGTTCTCATCCATATCGGCGCACAGTCTGACCATAAGGTCAGGCTGAAACTCCATATCAGAATCTAACCACAGGATGCGGTCGAAGTCTCCGTCTATCGCGTGTTTTGCAAGGCTATTTCGTGCGTCATAGATCAGAGAGGAGCTGATGATGGAGAATCCGATCTCGCCCACTCTGTTCATCATTAACAGGGATTTCATAAAGCCGGTATGGACCATATCCATACACGGTATCGCAAGAAGTGTCTTCATATCAGCTCCTCAATATTGAATTACTTCGTTACCTTGCAGAAGGCGTGGTCAGCAACGATGCCGAGAGCAATATACTCACGACCTACGATGCGGACGAGGTCTGCTTCGGCTTCCGAGAGATCGTCGAACTTGATCTTGATCTCGTCACCGTTCGGGAAGTTTGCCTGTGCGCCCTGACCGAAGTCACCGACTACCATCCAAGCGGTACCGGACGCGAGAGTTGTCGCGCTGGTGTATGCCGGGAGGCTGTTGTCGAAGTGAACAGGAAGTCCTTCGAACGGATCCACTGCGTAGCCGTTAGCATACTGAGCAGCCTTGAACTGTGCCCAGCTTCCCTTATTCATAACGATAACGGGATTGGCTGCTTCGTCGGAAAGAGCACCGAGAGCCTGTGCGACAACACCGACAGAGGGAGTTCCGGCAACAACGCCGACACCGACTGCGGAGCTGGAGGCAGAGGCGGTCAGAGCAGTGATCTTGCTGATGAGTTCGCTCTGGGCTTTCTTTGCGATCTGATATGCGAGTTCGTCATAGATATAGTCGAGGAACTCTTCTCCGCCAAGGTCCATTGCTTCATCACTGATTCTGATGAACTTCTTGATGGAAGCCGGGATCATATTGACGATTCCGAGATGGAGTGTCTCTTCGGCTATGGGAGAAGTAGACTCAGTGTGAACTGTGGCAGCGGTTGCACTCAGTTCGAAACCGACCTTCAGGTTGCCCCTGATGTAGGTCTTGCGGACGAGGTCCATAAGACCGTTCTTCTGCCACGCGGTACGGATGCGACCCTCAACATAGGAGGGAACGGGAACATCACCGCTGACGTTCTCGGTCAGGAGTGCACGGCACTCTCTGTCGTCTTCTGTCTTGATATAGTTGGCAAATGCCACGTTGTACTCGTGAGAGCTTCTGATCTCTTCAAGTGTCATCTTTTTTACCTCTTCTGTAGGAATTGATTCACGGATTTCTCCGGCACCGTTCGCGACTTCGGCACGGATCTCTGCCTTCTGCGCTTCGGCTTCTTTTCTTGCTTCCAGTTCCTCGTTGATGGATTTGACCTCAGCTTCAAGAGCGTCAAGGTCTGCTCCATCCTCTTCGACCTCTACCGCGATAGCGGAGCGTCTCTCAAGGAGCTCTTCAGCGGTCATTGTTTTGAAGTCCATTATTTGACCTCCGTAAGAATTCTGATTTTCTGCTTTCTTCTCTCTATCTCACGGGCTTCGGCTTTTGCACTCTCCAGTGACGCTTTCGCACTATCCAGTGCGTCAGCGAGACCGCGAGCCTGTAGGGTAGTCTGAGAATATGCCGGGAAGATGACTGCTGACACTTCCAATACTCGTTTGATACCGGTAATCGTGCGAGTCGGATGGTCAGACTCAAGGTCATCCCAGCTATCTTTGTCGACAACAAACATAAATGACATATTCGTTATGTCCCTCCTGTCTATTGCCGAATAAAGAGCTTTAGCGTCGGCGTTGTTTTCAACGTCAAGATTTGCCCTGATGGTCATTCCTTCTTCGTCGACGCTCAACTGCATCGTCGAATTCTCATTATTGTTTCTTGAACGAGCCAGAGGGATCATATCAGTGTTGTGATTGATAAGGAGACGGACATCTCGGAGATCCGTGTCCTTGAGAGCATTTGACGCTATGATTTCGTCGTACCAGCCGAGATTCGTTCTCTCGTTGTATACAATGGCTCTCCCCTCGATGTACTTTCCCCTCTCTTCGCTTTCTGTCGCAGTGATATCAAAATCAAAGGACCTTATTTCTTTGCTATCCATATTTATCTCCTATTCGGAATACTTCCAAATGTGTCCGCCGAAGGGCGTTCCTTCGTGAACGTGTTTATGCATTGTAGCCGGACACGCTCCGACCTCTTTCGCTGCTATTCGTAACGAAGCATACTCGACCGTATTCCCGTTTTCGTCAATCCCGATAACGCGTTTACCACGAGGATGATTTCCGTCCTTGTATTTCTCGTGCATCTGTTTTGACTTCCACGCCTTGAACGCGTCTGTATGCTTCAGTCCCTTTGCGTATTGATTTCCTACCATAAAGGCAGCGTGTTCAGCCTTTACTTCTTCGGAATGATGCTTTCCGTAAAAAGGATTTCCTTCTCCAGTCCACATTTCACTCAAACGCTTTTTCTGCTCTTCCGGAATACTCCTTCCGAGATTCTTGCCCTTGTTACCGGCACTGATTTTCTGCTTCGTTTCTTCACTATGTGTCCCGATGGTATTGCCACCGTGTTCCACGTTGTAGCCTTTCCTCGTGCTATCGTAATAGGCTATCAGGCGGATCTCCTCCGCTTCGGCTTCCGCCTTTGAAAGACCGGTATACAGAATCTCGTGCTTTACGTTTCGCCATCCGTAATACTGAATCGCGTTATAAATCTTTGGCTGCTTTCTGTATCCGCTTCCTCCGTTCCACCGCTTCTGTGGATCCATACAGGTTATGCCGATATAGACCTTGCCGTTAGGAAATGTGTGTTTGTAGACGGAATACGTTTTATTCGTTTCCATCAGCGTCACCGTCTTTATCGTTTGCCATCTTTTCGTCAACAGAATAGTATTCTCCGCGAATTATCCTTACGTCTCCGCCTTCGACGGGAGGAAGATTCCAGATTTCTCTGCAATCGTTTAGACTCAGGATTCCTCTGTCGAGGAGCTGCGCCGAAACATTCAGTTTGTCCGCATTGGTCATATACTGAAGCCTGTTTGACGTTGCCATCACTTTATTCCCGGCTCCCTGTTCCCTGAAGGTAAATATCATCCGCGTCATTACCTCGGAGAACTGAATAGCGAAGGGCTCAATGGCACCTTCATAAAACGCTGACCACGAATCACCGTACGCCTTGTTTTCCAGCACGTCTTCGTTGACACCGAAGTATTCGAAGACGTTCTTCTGAATGGCGGTCATCTGATCAGCGTCTATCACCCACGGCTTAACATCGACCTGTTTGATGTTCTGGTAGGTATTGGGGAACAAAAGAAGTCCACCGGCTTCTGCTTCTTTTGAGAAGTTTTCCTCTGTGAATCTCTTCCGTTCCTTTGCGAGATCCTCTGCCTTTGAGAAGTTGGAAAGCTGCGCCATAAACCTATATGTGGCAGCACTCTTCACGCCTTCCTGTATCCCCTGATTCTGTATCGAGATAAGGTCCATCGTCGGGATCAGGGCACGGTTGCTCTCGCCCAGAAGGTCGTTCTTGTACTGGAACTTCGTCATTATTCCGCAGTTCTCAAGCTCTATCGCAGCCTTACCTGTGGAGAACTCATACTGAAGATATGGAGTCTTCCCGTACTGTACGATAGTGCACTTTTCCGGGAGAGGAGCATATACGCCCGAGATCTCGCCGTACTCGTCCAGAAGCGGAGTAATGAAAGCCGTGTTGTGAATGTCGAGCATAGTCGAAAGACGATACAGGAACTGACTCCACGTCTGGAAGGAGTTAGGTCCTTTTTTCATCTTGTTCTGTAATGCCGGTTTCGCGGATCCTATCATTTCGACGGCTAACTTTGATATGTGAGTTGCCCTCGCGTTTATAGCAGCCCTTACCAATTCACTCTCGTAAAGACTGCCCTGATGAGAAGTAAACCGAGGAGCGTATGCGTTGAGCAGTTTGTATGTGCCCTTATACTCGCCCCTCGGCTTCTTTCTATTTCCAAATAAAGCGTCAAAGAGTCCCATCTTTCATCCTCAATTAACGAGCCTGTCACCAAGCTCTGCGTACCATTTCTGTCTTACGGTCATAGCGCATAATAACGACGCTACGCCGTCTATGTGTAGGGAAGCGTTCAATTTGATCAAACGCCCTCTTCCTCGTTCTGTGCTCATTTTTATCGCACTGTTTAACAAATGCGCTTTAAGTAAATCATTGGTGCCGATATGGACCTTGCCGTCCTTTATAAGTCCTTCCGTCTCTTGTATGACACCGTATAGGTTTTCGCCCTGAAAGACCGAATCAGTTTTGAATCCGTAGGCTTCCATATCTTTAATCAGATATTGCGCAGAGTATCGGTCATAGCCGACCATCAACGGCAAGATCTCATACTCTTCGACTATCCGAGTAAACCATTCATAACAATCACGATAATCTATGAAATTCTGCCCCGACGGCGTTAATAGTCCACGCTGGATATAGATCTGGTACGGCACACCGTCTCTCTGTGTAGCTTCTTCTATCTTCTCTCCCGGAAGGAAGAAATGACCGAAGACGTATAACTGTCCGTCCCTCTCTATAACGAGCGTACAGGCGGTCAAGTCTGTCGTTTGTGACAGGTCGATACCAGCTACGCAATAAGAGGAACGGAAGTCTTCCAGCGAAAACTCGTTTCCGTATGTTTTGTCGACCGCTTCCGAAGAGAGCCAAGCAAGACTGCTATTCTGCTTGATGCAGCAATACTTTGTAAGAAACTCCGTCTTTTTTGAAAGAGATCCCTCTGCGATTGCTATTTCTTCAAGCATATAGTCGACAGAAACCGAAACGCCCAGATTCGGATTCGATTTTCTTAACTCGTTAATGTCGTTCCACTTCTCAACATCATCAATCATATAGAGGAACGGCAATAATCTCTTTTCTTTTGAGTCACCCAGCAAGAACCGAGTACCCCTCTTAACGATCTCGTCATACGCGGAATCGTTAATATAACCGGAAGTCGAACACGAAAGAAGTATTGGCGGATTGTCTCCCATCTCTCGGGATCCTCCGGCACTCTTCCATACTTCGTATTGCTTCAGACCTTTGTCACCTTGCCAAGACGCAATCTCATCGCAGATGACCAGCGATGGATTAAATCCGTCTGACTTCTTGTCGTTAAATGCTATTTTCTTGATAGACGAGTTCGTCCCCGGAATGAATATGTCCTTCATTCTCTTTTTAGCGTGAAACGAATCGTCTACCGCTTTCCGGTTATGTCCCTGAATACTGTTCCGGATCTCCTCTTCTTCCTCTTGCCATTCCGGATCCAACTGAATCTGAAGCCAAACGCTATCATAAATGATGTCAGTCTGATCTAATCGAGGAGCCGTACAGTAAACCCTTGCACCGTATCCGCCGTCTACGTAAAAGACGTATTTGGCGAGAGCTGCCGCGAACAGTGACTTTCCGTTTTTCCTCGCTACTATCAGCGCAACTTCACGGAACATCCTTTTCCCCGTGTCAGGATCACAGACACCGAAGATACAGGACACTATTGCCTTCTGCCAGAGCTCCAACAAAAAGGGACCCGGTGCAAGAGGTCCCTCTGTGTGATAACAATGATTCTCGATCCATTCGATAGCATCATTCGCTTTCTTGAGGTCGAGTATGTATTCTTTGCTTTCTATGCCTTCAATGATTTTTGTATAGAGTCTTTCTATCCATTGACCGACACAGATACTGCCGTTCTTGATTTGCTGGTAGTAAGTGAGGATGTAGTTGACGGGACCCTGTCTCTCTTCCTTGTATTGCAGATCCTGTGCGCTAACCTTACGTTTTCCCAACTGTGTTCTCCTCCCTTTGAAAGAGGAATAACGTGTTCAACGGAAGGGTACCTGTCACCGCAGATAATTGTTCCGTCCCTCTCCTCTTTATCTTCCCAGTCGCACTTCTCACCGCACAGATAACAGATGCCGTGATCGCGTTCATATAGTCTTTTTAGCGTGATATCTTTGTCTATAAGCGCTTCTTTGACTTTTGCGCGTCTTCTTACTTCCTGTTGTGCGTTTCCGGCTTTTCTCGCACACTCTTTTGAACAGTACACTTTTCGTGTCGTTAATTCACCGCAAACAGGACACGAGTGTTTCTTTTCCTCTTCCCTTGCACGTCTTTCTGTATCTCTTTTCTGACGTGCCATACATATTTTTTGTTGCCTTTGAACGACCCTTACTAACTTCTCTACTGTCTTCTGTTGTTTTTCTCGTTCTCTGCACTGTGGGCAAACGATCCCGTCGTGATGTCTGACAGTAACCATCGACCGTTCAAATACTGTCCCACATTCTTTGCATCTTAACTGAACAGAAGAACTGCTATCCGTGAAACCACCGACATATACTACATTGTCGTACTTGCTTTCTATGACCTCTCTGGCTTTTTCTTCCCGGTCCGCTTTAGTTTTTTCGTGTTGTGCCTGTGTTAAGCTTCTTCGGTCTTCTGAAGCCATTTTTTGCGGTGCAATTCCTCTGCACACGTTCGTAACAGTAGAGATAGACACGCCAAACGCATCCGCTACTTCTTGCCGTGTGTGACCTTCAGACTTAAAGTCACGCATAGCCTGTTTTACTGATTCTCTGATCATAATTACCGCCTTTAGTAATCTGCCTTGAAGAATTTAAGGCAGAGAAGCGGTCAAGGCTAACCGTTTGTCGTGTAGCTATCACTATCTCTGCCTAATTCGCTTTATTTACGCCCAAATCTCGCGATTCAGGGGGGAAACTCGCCTTCCGAAGTGCACCACTCGGTGTCGGCTTATGCGTAGAGATATCAGGAATGAGGGGATATCACACGTCCGAGCTCGTCGATCTCGTAACGTCTGTCCAGAGCCTTCTTGTGCATAGCTTCGTGACACTCCCTACACAATGTCACAAGGTTGTCCGGATTCAGACTGATATTCTCGTCATACACATTGTCCGGAGTTATCGCGACAATATGATGAACGGCTTCTCCTTGCTTAATGATTCCGTTCTTTAAACACCTCTGGCAAAGCCCTTTATCTCTCTGCCATACATACTTACGCATCCTCTGCCACTTCTTGGTATTGTAAAGAACTGCGCCGAACTGTTTCACGCCCCAGCACCCCACCCCTGTGCAAATCAACAGGACGTACTTACCCACACGCCCATATAAAAACAAAAGAGACCGTTCGCCTATTAACGGTCTCTAATGTCGAAAGGATCTGAAAAACGAGTCATATCTAAAGAAGGAGATCTCAATGCTTACACCTATATTATGCCTAAGTACGATATGATTCCGTCAATAGATTTTTCCACCCTTTTTCCGTTTTTAGAATAGCAGTGAATCAAGATGCGCTAAAGCTCTGTCGCATATCTCATACGCTCGTGACTTACCGAGATGATAGTTCCGACACACCCATCCTATCCCTAAATGGTCAATGTGGAAATTGAAGATGAGTTCTTTCTCGCTCTCGTCAAGACCAGCCATCGCACCGTTCATCATCCGCATAAAGTTTACCGCAGCTTCGCATCTCGCCTTACGTTCTATGCAAGAAACGAGAAGTGATTCTCTTGTGTTCCCTCCTCCCTGAACTCTCGCCCCGGAAGACATCCCACCTAATGAGGTCATCATATCGTTACATTCCCGTATGATCTGCTCTGCGTTCCTCGCCTTCCATTCCATATCCCGATACTGCCTTAAAAGGAACTTCGTTCTCCCTGTGTCCCTTCTTCCGCTTTCACACACAGGACAGATCTGTCTTCCCTCTGGGATAATGGCACCGCAAGTTATGCACCTGTTCTCACTCATTCATCATTTCTCCAATCATCCCACTCAAGTTGTCTGTAATAATCATTTGTAAATACTATTTGCCGATCCAGTATGTCGTGACACACATATCCAGCCTGAAATTGAGGAGCGGATCCATCGCAGTCATCATTGAAAAAACGGATTCTTCCCTTTGGTATCAACAGTTCAAAGTCATTACTGCTATAAAGATCCCACCTCTTTCTACTGTCAAATATGCCGTTCAGATTAAGAATCATAGCAAAAGGCACTTTACTCTCAAACAGTCTTTTTAAGATGGGCTCCTTTTTACTGAAAGGCGGATTACTTACTACTGCATCATAATCAGACAGATTAGCAATGCTAAAAAAATCCGTACCCGTTTGTATATGACTATATGAAACATCAAAGCCCTCTCTCGTTAACACCTTCACAAATTCGCTTTTATCCGTATCAAACGGACACAGTATTTTTTTATATGCTTTTGCTCTTAGAAAAGGGACTATGATTTCCACCGCTTCCACAGGCGTATACCACTCGTCCGTATTGCTTTTTTTTATTTGCTGACTGAAGCTCATCTTCTTTTGCCCCACGAACAGAAGTCGTCGTCCTTCTTGGTCATATACTCCGTCTTCTTGCAATATCCCTGACACTCTATACCGCCTATGCTTTTCCCGTAGTGTATGCAGTCCTTGCATCTGATCAGAGCGTCCGGAGCGTCGTTTATTTCGCTTAGTAATTTCGCGTACATCTCAAGTGAATGTTCAGAATCGTAATGGACTTCCGTCGCAATCCTATTTAAGAGAGCTGCCTTATCTATCAGAGTCATTGTACCCTCCAGCAATCACTGCACACGCTGCCACGAAGAATCCAAAGAACACGCCGAAGAAAAAGCCTATCAAGAATCCGATCATTTTACGTACCCGTCCTCCTTCGCTACCTTCATCCCGTATCTGGGATCGTCCTTTACCATCTCATAAATGGCTTTCATATTGTCCGAGAGTTTGCTCGGAGGTGTTACCCTCACTGCGTTCCCGACCCTCTGCCGTACTATGCTCCGCATCTCGTTTTTACATTCCGCAGAACAGTAAATCTGACTCCCCGAAGTCGGAGTGAATACCTTCTTGCAAACAGGACATTCCCTCGGCTTCACGCTTTCCCTGAAGCGTTCGTATATCTTCTTGTCACTCAATTCTTAACTCCTCCAGTATCTCTTCCAGCTCGTCTGCGTTCAGACCGGTGTTATTGTTATCTCTACTCTGGGATTCTTCCTGTCCAATAACACACGGCTCCCGTCGTGACTCACTACTATCTTCGAATCGTCGTCCTTTATACATCCGTATCTCACCAATATGTCACAAGTTGCTTCCAATAGGTTAACGAGGTCTACCCTTCGTAAATTCTCCATAAAATACAAACATTTCACATTTACCGGAGCAGATATGCCCTCTTTCGGGATAAACCATCCGCACTGTTCCTCATACGCTTTGTACTGAGATGAAGGAGCAACAAAACTCCTCCCGTCTCTCGTCTTTAAAATGCGCTGATGGTTTTTCTTTGTTACCGGATTGCCGGGAATAGATATCTTTAGTTCATTCCCCGTTTCAGCCTTATCCTGTCCACCCATCCCATCATCCACTCCGCTATTGTGTGAGCATTCTCGTCTTCCATCTTCTTTCGGTTGAAATCCATCTCATTACCCATTGCCTTCAGGACCTCACTCCATACCCTCTGCATCTCTTTTTCTGTTGCGTTTAGAAAATCTCCTATTCTTTCATCCTCCAGAAATTCATCCGCAATATTATCGAGAGCTATCAGGGTAACATTCTGCATTGCATAGAGACCTTCTTCGACACCTGACCGCTTTGCCCTTTTCAGTCTCACCGCCAAATCATTCTTCATATCATTTCTCCTATGATTGCTTCCAATACGCTGACCACAATTGAGTTTCCGGCTTGTTTGTATAGCTGCGTATCAGAATTAACCTTCTTCGCTTTATCGAAATCCTCGTCATCAAAATCCATCAATCTCCAGCACTCCCTCGGTGTCAGCTTTCTGATTCTGACTCGTTTACCATTGATATAAATCTTCCCGTCCTTTTCTTCATAGATCTGCGTCATCTTCTTCTCCATCGTCTTCCAACCACCCTATATAATTGCTTGTGGACTGTTCTTGAGTTGATGCATTGATCGTGTATGCCACCCCACCCACATCAACAAGATGAATACCGAATCCGTTGCCGTTCTTTTCATTTCGCATCCTGTGCTTCAATAACGCCAGTACCACTTTGTCTGGTAGAATGTATTTTTTCATCATCTTCCACCTCGATTATCATCGGCTCTCTGCCCCCTCCTTGCATTGTCATAAGTGAAGGCGAGATGCCGTTCTCATCCCGTACATTCCCGGCAAATCCTGTTCCGAAATCCCCGTAAATGTTTCCTATTCTTATTGCCTTCTTATCCTCGTTCATCTATCACCAAATCCCACGAATGTCTGTCCAAGCTTCCCCTCCCGCCTGACCTGATCGTCTGCGATATACTGCCCCCACCTGTGCGTTTTGTAGTATGTCGAATCAATCGTCCGCACACACACACACACACGGATCAATCAGATCAGGCTTGTGGGAAAATTTTCTGTTTGTTCTATCAGTCCTTTCACGCTCTCGTCACTCAAGTAATACTTATCATCCACAGAATCTTCTAAACGGTCTTTCATTGTTTCGGTAAGCTTCCACCCTGACGGGAAGTCATAGTAGTAGTCTCCTTGCCAACTAACCATATAACACCGTTCTCTGTTCTGCGGCACTCCATAGTTTTTGGCGTTCAGAATTTCGTACTTGGATGTGTACCCCATATTCTCAAGTGATTGAATCCATTCACGAAAATCTCTTTTGTTTTTCTCTCCGCATACTGCCGGGACATTCTCCATCAGAAGGATCTGCGGTCTTTCTTTCATATCCAAAAGCAGCCTTTCCACTTCCCACAACAGTCCGCTTCTTGTTCCTGTTCCCCTGGTCATCCCTTTCTGTTGCCCGGCATTAGATAAGTCCTGACAGGGAAATGAATAGGTAAGCAAGTAATTGTACTTGTCCGTTTCTACCACGCCCAGATCTTCACCCTTCAGTTTTGTGATGTCTGAAGCTTCAAAATTCGTACCGTGCACCGCATTGTAAGACGCTATAGCATATTTATCTATTTCGCAAACACGGTAATGCTCAAACGGTATTCCCAGTCTCTCGACTGCTTTTGCCTGTGCTCCGATTCCGGCAAACAATTCAATGAGCCTCAAAGGCTTGTTTACCTTTAGCGGTTTATCTCCTTCAAAAAACGATAACTGCCTACTCATTCTGTATCCTTTCTACCGCTTTCCAGAAGTCGTCATCCCCTTCGCTGGTAGCCGGTTTCTTGCTCCTCTGCTCCCACGTCCTAATCGTTGCCTTCCAGTCCACCATCTTCTTCCCGTTTGAAAGCACCCATCCCCTTGAGTCCTGATAGTCAATGAAGTGCTGCGGATCTATCCCGTTGTTTCGCTCCTCGCAGTACGCCTTGACCTCTTCATATGTCGGTTTGACGAATGTGTGCGAAGTGCGTTTAGCACTACTCTCTATATCCTTACCTATCCTATCCTTACCTAACCTAACCTGTGTCTCCCGTTGGTAGACCATTGGTATACCATTGGTAGACCGTTCCTCATTCGGCAAGGTGTAGGCGTTGTTCTCATCCAGAGCAAGGAGTGCCTTTTCGTCCTTGTAGTTCGTCTCCTTGTATCTGTCTCCCCGGATGTAGTTATGGATCCTCCAGTGTTTTATCACGACTACTCCGTTATCAAACGGGATAAGGAACTTACGAAGGCAGAGGATACTCAGGTCGTCCTGTGAAGCTCCTATCATCCGCATTATCTTTTTCGGACTGTTAACGAATCCGTCATCGTCCGCCCTCATTGACAGGTCGTAATACAGAAGCCTTGCCGTCACCGGCATATCAAGGAACGCGTCACTGTCAATTATTGTTTTGGCGAACATTCTTCTTTCCGCCATCCTTCTCCTTTCTGAAGGGACAGGTCCCACGGATCCACGTCGTGCTTATCAGTGTCTTGCATCTGCCGTTGACATTAGCAATACACTTTCTGCACTCTTTCCTGTTCGCATATGGTCCCTGTACCTTCACCACTCATATCTCCCGAACTCTCTTATAAAGTCTTCTTCCGTCCAATCGTTCCACGCCATAAGACGGTCTCGCCATTCCCTCTTGAGCCACTTATATTTCGCCGGATGGCGGTGATGAAGATCGTCGTGACACTCTCTGCATATCTCCACCACCGCACCATACATTTCGCTCTTACTGCGGAAGGCTCCGTTAAAAACGTGATGACGTTCTAACGCTCTCCACTTATGGCAGATCTCACAGTACCCCTCCATCAATCGAAAGGGAGGTCTTCGTCATCGGGAGCAATTATCGGATCGTCCCTGTCCTTCTTCTCGCAGAAGTTGACGCTGGACACTATCACTTCCGTTGCCTTGCGTGTATGCCCTTCGCGGTCCTCATATGTCCGAGTCTGAAGCCTTCCTGATACTGCTATCTGTGCTCCCTTCTTCAGGTACTTGCTCATAAACTCGGCGGTCTGATTCCACGCCACGCAGTCAACAAAGTCAGACTGCCTGTCCTCTCCCTGTTTGACATAGTCCCTCTGTACGGCAAGGCAGAAGCTTGTGACCTTCGCTCCGCCCGGAGTTTCCCTTAGTTCCGGATCCGCCGTAAGCCTTCCGATCAAAGCGCAAACATTAAGCATTTTTCTTGTTCTCCTTTTTTCCACATTCAGCACACAGTTCGCGTCCGAATCTCTTCAGCGTGTATGCTGCTATATCTTTTGATGACCACGGAGCACCGCTGGACTTCTTGGAATCCTTTATCTCATTCCCACAGTCGGCGCAGATGTGCTTCTCCTGATTGAGCATCGCGTTCTCTACTTCCTCAGCACTCGCCACTGATGTATCAATGCCGATACCGAGGATCCCGAGAGCTCGTCCGATTGCCGAGGTCTCGCAGTTCTCAACGAATGAGGTCTTATTGATGAAGGACGAAGTCTCCTTCTCCTGTGCGTGTCCTGTCGCAAGGACCTTATCGTCAATCCCCACCTCTGCCATCATCGTGACCACTCCGTCCTGAAGGGACAGGATGGAAGTACGGATGAATCCGTCCGGGAACATCTTTCTGAACGCTTTGATGCGCTCGTTTACTTCCACATAGGCTTTGCCCTTGATGTCCGTGCTCTTCAGCCCTGAATTCAGTTCTTCAAACCTCGTCGGCATCTTCCTTCTCCTTCGCGTATTTCTTG